AAGTGCGTTTACATCTCCTTCTAATTCCTTGATTACTTCGTCAAGGTCAAAATCTGATTCTGACCAATCATCATACCAATCGGTTGATGAGTCGGTTTCACCTTCACCGCCTTGATCAATATCCGATGAGTAGTTTGCTGCATCGGATGGTTCCTTGTTGTCACCAGTTCCGATTGCGGAAGTATCTTCTGGACCACCACCTGTTACGTGTGTTGCGTCTTGGAATGGTTCTTCCTTTGCCTTTTCCGCACCTTCTGCTGTTTCCATTGCTTCGGCACGTAAGCGCTTTGCAAGCATGGACTTGATTTGGGGTGTGAAGGTTTCTTCTAATGCAATCTTTGCATTTGCGATAGCCATATCACGGACTGCATCTGCATCTGCAATTGCTTGCTTTAGAAGTTCGTTTGTAATTTCTGCCATATAATGCCTCTCGTTTGTTTCAATAGTTATTTTAACTATTATACGGTTATTAATACAAAAGCATAGACACCCCAAAAGAGGTGTAATCTATATAATATATATTAGTGCTTTGACAAAAAACACTATTTTTTACCATTCTGAATTCTTTTTCTTCTCTACCTTCTTTTCTTCACGAATACGGCGACGAAGTGCTTCTTGTTGCTTTAAGATTTTTTTCTTTGACCTCTTGACATAAAACTCACGGCGCTTCACTTCGTTTACTATTTCTGCCTTTTTAACCATTTTAGAGAATTGTCGAAGTGCTCTATCTAAATCACCAAGACTGTCCCCTCTTACTTCTACATACATACAACCTCCTTATTAGCCACCTAATGTATTTGAGAATGATTGACCATCTTCTTCGTCCATCTTTTGTACTAACATCTTATCCTTATCGGTATCTGAGAACCAGTAGTCAATAATCTTACCGTATGAACCAATAAATGCACCAAGCATAAGAAGTAAAAGTTCTTTCCATTCACCGTCAATTGGTGTTTGCATATACACTGCACCAGTGATGCCTGCAACGATTAACATAAATGTGACAAGAACGATGCCCGTGATATTCCAACGACGAGCCATCATCTTGAACAACATTTCTTGGAACTTACTTTCTTGTGATACTGGGGTTTCTTCTGTTGCCATAACTATCTCCATTAATAAAACTTGTAAATAAATAGGTTATTTCATATTTTTAGCGATATAATTCATCGCCGTCTTTCTGACTACCGAATCTGTTCCATAACCCAATGCACTCTTAACCAAAATATCACGGCCAGTTTGTGGATTTTTAATACGATGTTTTAATAAATCTTTTAGTCGTGTTTGTTTTGTTGGTGTTCCACCAGCTTGTTTTGTATCTTTTTCTTGTGCTTGTTGCACGACCAACTTTGTTTGTGGATACTTGTCCATTAATGTTTTGACTGCTTTTACATTCTTTGGTGCATCGTCAACAAATGCTATTCTGGTATATCCATTTTTAATATGTTTTTCTATGTATCGCGCTTTTTCCATCGGGTCGCTATCACCTAATGCAGCAATTGTGATACCCGATGTGATACCTTGTGACTTTAAAAATTGCGCAATAGGTTTAGTATGACCACGAGCAGTTAAGACTACTACTTTATCTGCTTTCTTTTGATCAATGACTTTCTTTAATAGATTGACATATTTTTTTATAGGACGGGGATTTTTCAATTGTTCAAACTCTGAGTAGTCGAACGTATCACCAGGCTGTTTTTCGTATGATACGTAATCAGCGGGACTTATATCTTTTTTCTTTCCATCCTTGTCAATAACAATAACCCTAGCGTCTGTATGCACTAGGGTATCGTCAAAATCAGTAATATATGCGGTTTTACCCATATTAACGGGTTACTAACTTATATGCAGTTGCTACCATCTTTTCGGTTGGAAGGGACAACATCTTCTTTCTATTGTCTGGTGATAACTTGTGTAATACACGAGTCAATAATGCTGCGGTGTAAATGTCTAACATTACACCACCAACTTCTGCTGGTTTTCTGTCCTTTACAATACTCAATATTTGACTTTGCTTAGAACTATAATCTTCACTAGTGGTGACCAAGTGTGGGTCATTCGATACAGTTGGTGTGGTATCGTCAGATGCTACTGGAAAATCGGAGATTGGGACTGCTCCTGCAACTTCGTCCTTTTTCTTTGGTAGTTTATCGTGTGGAGTAGATGCATACTTTTCTACACTACCTTTTGCCACAGTCTGTGCTAACTTTCTTGCGGTTGGACTAAAATCACTTGCTTTTGCTCGTCCAGTTTGGATAGCTCTAACAATACCAAATAATTTTTGTTGTGCTTTACTAACTGATGGCATTTATCTCTCCACGTACATTTCTGGTCGTAAGTATCTAAACTTACGCATTAATTCACCTGCTTTTGCATTTGCTTCGTTTTCTGTGTTTGACCCATCTTCACCATTCAACTCTTGATTACTGGTTCGTTGTTTGTGATGCACCATCTCGTGAGCCAAGGTTCGTAATACATCCGCAATATGACGATTACCTTTTACGATAATAATTTCGTCAGTTTGTGGATTATAGGTTCCAAAGGTTAAATTTTCTTTAGAATAATCACTACCCACAAATTTAATATTGGCAGGTAGTGATTGAAGTTGTAGCTCTTTTGCGACAAACTTTACAAATTCATTTGTGATATTTTCATTTAGTAAAGCTTTAAGTCGCATAGAAAATTATTTGGTCTTTTTCTTTGTTGTTATCTTTTTTGCCTTCTTAACAACCTTTTTACTAGTTGCTTCTACTGCCTTAACGGCTGCAACTGCGTCTTTGAGGTCAACCTTACCATCACCGTTGACATCAACAACCTTAACTGCAACTGCTTCAACCTTCTTGGTTGCCTTTAACAAAGGTGCTGGGGCTTCCATTACCTTACGATTAACAAAATAAATTACAACTGCTAATACGAATACTACTACTAAAAATGTTGTCATAAAAACTCCTTACTTTAGTTCACCTAAAAAGTCATATATCAATGTATCAATACGACTATAGGGGGTGATAATTTGACCACCCTTGTTTTCGTTGATAAATGCCCCGTGAGTACTTGGATTACTGACAATATCAAAGCAGATAAGTGAGAAGTCATCACCAACTTCTACAGTATTCTCACCGATTGGTTTGACAGAACCCATACCACGGGATGAAACACCCAATCGGATATTGTTCTTGATGAGTTCACGAACGATATTGCCTGATGGGGTAGATAAAATTTCGATATTGCCCTTGACATCATCACCTTCGAACCAGAGTTCGGTGACGTTGCAACAGACGTTTTTTAAGTTGACGACAGGACTTTCTGGATGGTCGAGTTCACCAAGTGCACGGCGTTGTGATACGAAGTTATTCTTGTATACCATTGCTTCACGTGATAAGATTTCCTTTGGATATACACGACCATTCTGGTTCTTCATTTCTGCACGTTGAAGTAAAACATCTTTTAACATCAAAGGTTTACTGATGTCTGCTGCTTCTTTTAATAAAGTAGTGTCATAAGAAATGACATTATATTCTACGAGTAATGTTTGCATATTATTGCCCACGGATTTCACGGATGCGTGTTGCAAGTCCAAGAAGTCTTGATTCCAACTTCAATAATCCTTGTTGTGTACGCTTCCATAGTTGTTCACTTGCGATACCTGATTCAGTCTTTAAACGACTATTCATTCTAATAACACGTTCAACTTCTTGTAAATTTCTATTAAGTTGTGAAATAGCTTCTGCAATCTTTCTGTGTGGTGTCTTTGATGTGTCGTTCTTATATTCGTAATACTTGTTTTCGTTTAATTCCTTAGTGACAATTTCCATTTTATCGGCTGGACGATTTGCTTCTTCTTCACCCTTTGGAGTTAACTTAAATCCTGTGGTTGCGGTGGCAATATGCTTAGAACGTGCTACACTCTTTGCTTTATTACCACGAAACGAATATGGAGTTAGGTATCCAGGAACATTTGCTGTCGTTGTCATTTCATCAAGTTTTTTCTTGATAATTTGTCGGACGCGTTCACGAATTTGTTGTGTTTTGTCCATAGATTAACTCTTTAAAGTGTCTAGTGTCTTGGTAATTTCCAAGGCAATTAATAACGCGGTCATGTGATTTTCCTTGACCATTTGAACTGTCTTTAACTTTTCCAATTGTGAAACAACTTCTGACAACTTGATGGTAGTCACTTTATTATCAATTTTAGCTATCTTCTTTGTTATTTCGGCAATCAATTCTTTTGCCAAATCTACGGCATATGCTCGAAGAGCTGCTGAATTGGATACGTTATAGATATATTCACGGAGAAGGTTTTTTTGCTTATCACTAAGGTCTACATACTTTTGATTGAACTTTTCCATCAAAATCTTGTAGGTTAATAAACGTAAATCTTCTTCTTGGTTCTTTACGGTTTCAAATAATGCAGTTTCCTTCTTAATTTCCTTGTTGACAATCTTACCACTTAAATGTTCAACAATAGTAAACTTAGCTTCAACCATACCTTGAATTTCATTGAAGTCTTGGATTTCGTTTACTGCACCATCAAATACCTTATATACAGAAGCATAAACTTTGTAAGACGGAATACGGGCATTTAAAAATTCTTTTAAATCGTAGTTGTTTTTAATTTCACGAATTAACTTGTATTTTTGTGTGTTTAATGCCACTTCATTTAACTTTTTACGTTGTGATATCAATACGTTGATAAGTTCAAATGCCTTAGTTTCACTGAGTTGTTGTGCATTGAAGAAGGAACGATAAAGTATCAATTCTTTACCAAGTTCTGTCTTAGAATTGAAATACTCTTTCATTAGTTTGACCGCAGTATCATTACTACGGTTTTCCAATGCGTCTGAGGTTATTTTACGGACTAATAGTTCAAATAGTATGCCCGTATTCCGAATTTTGTTATGCTTGACGTTTGCTTTCATAAACATCCCATTTTAGTGACAGTATACCGTCATATATTAAATATAACGAATATTAATAAGACTTTAGTTTTCTAGGTCCAAAATATTACTTTCGTCTAATAAAGAACCAGTTGGTTCTTGGTTTTCCATTAAGACTTTCTTACTTGGCTTTTTTAAGTTTGCAACTAATGCCTGAACTTCTTTAGTAAGTGCCAACGGAGACTTTCTTTTATCATTTCGTTGTTTACTGACCGTCAACGAACCCATATTTTCTTTGTGTCCGAGTGGGTCACGACCACGTGGGTGACTGTCTTGACCAAATTTCATTCCTGTTTTTGGACGGCCCATCTTAGCTTCTTCTAATTCAGCTTCTTCATCACCGTATCCTTCCAACTCACTTTCCTCACCACCATCTTCTAATGAGGCCAAAATACTATCAACATCAGAAACTTGTTGTTCCTCTTCTTCGGTTGGTGGTGCTTCATCTGTTGCTGGTTGTTCACCTGTAGCACCTGGTTGTTGTGGTTGTGCTGATTGTTCTAACTGTGCCATACGTTTTACATCTTCTGCAATCTTAGTACGTTCTTCCACGATTTCATCATCAGATAATTCAAGAATATTATGGTATATCCATTCTTGTGATAACATCTTACTGTTCATAATAGATTCTGCAACCCCAATCTTTTCCTTCCATAAGTTTAACTTTTCTTGTTCATAGACAATTGATGGGTTGGTCAACGATAATTCAAAGTCTATCAAATCTTCATCAGTAAATCCTTGAACGTATAAGTGGATAATTGCAATCTTGGTGAGTTCTGACACCATAATACGTTGGATACGTTCTATAGTACGTGCGAAACGTACATCTTGTGCCGCCAATGTTGCCTTACCACTTAAATCTTCTTCGTATCCTAAGAATGCTTTTGGTACCTTGAATGCTGCCATTAACTTATTACGGAGGTATTCAATATCTTCGATAGCATTAAATTGTAGACCTGGAAGGTTTTGGATGTCTGTTCCAGAATCTTTACCGCGAACAGGAAGATAAAAATCTTCTGTGATATTTTGCATATTATAACGAAGATTATAATCACCAGTTGCAGGATCTACCAATGGTGTTTTCTTCATTCTATCCATAATACGATTCATAAACGTATCGATTTCTGCTGGTGGGATATTACCGATATCAATTAAAATCTTACGCTTATCTGCCGCTCTCATAATACGATGAATTAACATCGCATCTTCCATCAATTGAAGTTGTTTCCACACACGACGACCACCTTCAACCATTGCCTTACCATATGGAAGGAAGTTGGTGTCCGAAAGGAGACGGAAGTGAGCTATTTCGTAATTATCGAATTCAGTCTTACCTAACGATAAGAAATCGTTTTCAATCTTGAACTTGACTGAGAATGGATTACCTGGGTCTTGACCTTCGATACGAATAGTTTCATAGACAGAAAGGGGTAATACATTTACAATTCCAAATTCTGGGTCTATGTCTAGGAATAAAAAGAAATCACCATACTTGACCATATTACGAATCCAAGGCCACATATTGAATTCCACATTCAATACATCATAGAATAAGTTATGTAAGATTTCTTGTATTTGTGTATTCTTCGAATGAATGGTAAGGAGATTACCAAATTCATCTTTGGTGGTTGATTCGTCAGCATAGATGTCCATCACCGATGAAATAATGGGGTCATTATCCATCATATCATAATCACGGAACAATTGCAAGCGGGAAACTTGGAACGCAGCCGCTGCTTCATATCGTCCATGGGCAGAACCATATCCACCCGTCATAGAAGAATAGACGCGGTGGTATCTATCAATACCGCGTCTATTGATAAACGATTGAATGTTATCTGTGTCGGCTACTTTAAGTCTTTTTCCACCAACATTACGAACTACCGTATTAGTAGAAAATAATTTCTTTAGTCTGCCAAATATGCTGTTATCAGCCATAACCCCTCAACTTGTTAGTAGATATACAATTCGTCTATTGACTTGATAACCATTTCAACGATGTGTGTATCTAATCCCTTAGCTGGTTTCTTCAATAGACTATTTAATGCTTCACGTAAATCACGAGCTGGCATTACTACGGTTGCCAATTCGGTCATATGCCATTCTGACATTGTGTTGTAGTTGTATGGTATTTCATTGACCTTGGTGATTCCTGCAAGTAATTCTGCGGTTAGTTTTGCCAACTTTTCTTCTTGAGCTTCTTTAAGGGTTGGAGTTAACTTTTCAAGTAATGCGACCAAACGCATTGAGTTGATGCGGTTTTCCTTACCTGCTTCTGTGATTAAATCTGTGAGCTTAATCATGCTTTTTCTCCCTATCCAATGCTGTTCGCATTTTTTTAACATCTTGTGGTTTTGGTGCTGCGTTGATTGCCCCACCAGGTCCAACTAGTTGTTCATGCTTCTTTTCTACGTACTTCATTAATAATGAATAATACTTCGGGTTTTCTTTCAAGTGTGCTGCTGCGATTTTTGCAGTCTTGACCACGTTTCCGTTGGTCACATCTTGGTGTTCCAACTCAACATTCATCCCTAAAAAGAATTCTGTTGGATTAAACTTATAACCCATTTTATCTAATATCTTGTCGGATTGTTCCCGTGAGATTTTCTTTTTCATATTACCAGGTACGACATGCCCAGTAACGAGCTTTTGTTCTTGGACCTGGATTATCACAATTGTGTCTTGCACGGAACGACTTACGACGAGAAGGGATATTTTTTTTAATCTTCATTGTCTTTTCACCTCGACGTTTTGCCGAAGTTCCACCATGACCAAAATTAACCTTCTTAATATTTCCACTCTTTGGGTCTTTGACGAACACCTTAAACTTCTTAACATCACCTCTCATAATCTTACCGAGAGCAACCTTACGACCACGATATTCTGCTTCACCGAGTTGATTTTCGTGTAATCCTTCAAGAACTTCAATAAGACATTCTGTGCAGTATTCACCATCGTTTATTTCATCTTCGTGACCTGAAACGTGTGTTTCCGAGCCGAATTGGTCACGTTCATTATCTTGGTCTGGCTTGAAATCACTATCCGATGTAACATCACTTTCTGGACGATGATAAAGTTCTTCTACTGGAACGCAGTTGGGAACCATCTTACCGTTCTTTTCCTTCATACCAACTTGCTTATATCCTTCCCAACAACCTTCGCAAAGAATATCAGTTAATCTAATCATTTTCTCTCTCAAAGTCAAGAGTTTATTTCTTTTTAAAGGTAGAAACCATTGTTGGTTTTCCACCTGGATTTCCTGCTTTTCTCTTTCTAACTACAGCCGAACGTTTTTCACCTTTACTCATCGCTGCTGCGGAACGAGCGGGACGACACTTTGGATATTTTGCACTACCACCCTTTCGCTCTTTCTTACCAGCCGAAGCACCGCATGGTGGATGTTTTCCTTTTTTATCTTTGCGAGAAATATCTACCCATTTTTGACGAAGCCATTTACCAAGATTACCTTTGGTTTTATACTTTTCGTCAAGTTCAGTTACAACTTCGTCTAAAAGGTCAGTTAAAAGAATCATTTTAAATATTTTAACTTATAGATAGTGGAATTCACCAACGCTGAGATTTCATCAACAATATTATTAAGGTCACCATCTTGTGGTAGTCCCTTACGAACACTATCAATATAGGTTGATAATCCAGTAAAATACTTAATTACTTCATCGTTTTCAAAGTATTGTTTTTGTGGAGTATAACCACGGATAATTCCATAGCGACCTTGGCAAGTTTCTGCGTAGCTATCAACCAACCCTACAACTGCATCATAATAATCGTTTAATGCTTTGTGAACGGCATACGATGATGTTTGGAGATGAAAGATATGTGCTTGGTCACGACTATTGAATAGTGTGGATAAAAACTTGGCTACAGTTTCCATTACATTGTTCCCGATGGTGCTGGAACTGCACCTGCTGCTCCAGGAACTTCAGCTGTACCATTTTGGTCCTTTTCACTACTAATATATTGTGCAGCAGATTCAGTATATTCCTTAGCTAAAGAAATTTTATTTTGTACCCATTCTGGTAAGTTGGTGTCGTCTGCCAACATATCATGCAACATTTGTGCATTTCTAATAATGGTTTGTAATTGATTCTTTGCCATGTCACCTTCGTAATCATATTCACCAGAATCAACTGCATCTTTAGGTCCGATTTCTTCCTTTTTTTCCATTGACTTACCGATAGCATCACGGCGAGCTTTTAAATACTTGTCTGATGAATCTTTATCACCATCATTATCGATATCACCATCTTCTTTACCAACGGCGTCAAGAGCTTCTTTTACAGCTCCAACTGGCTTATCACCAATTCCCTTGATACCAGCTACCAATCCCATAAGTCTAATCATATTACTTCTCCAAAGTGTTTAGAGGGATTTTTGTCCCTTCTTTTGTGCCACCAAATATCTCTTATACAAATCACGTTTTGCTTTTAACATTTTATCTATTAAATTTACTTTTCCATCATTATTTACATCTGCGTCCTCTTGACCCATTGGATCACGTCGCTTGTGTGGTATATGATATTCTTTCTTAGTTTTTCTCCAACCACCACCCATACTCTTATACTTCTTTGCTGCCCAAAGGTTAGCGTATGCTGATGGATATACTTTGAACTTGGCACGTGCGGCTGCTTTTGCTCGTGCCCACTTTTCAGGACTGGTTGGTGTGTTCTTTTCTAACAACGTTACAATCTCTTCAGCTTTTTGTAATCGTGGATCTTTAAAATCACTCTCTGTTTCTTTATATCCAAATCCAGGATATCCCTCTTCTTGTTCTCCACAACCACAATCAGCTTCGTGGAGACAACCGCAATCCTCAAAAATGTAGGTGTAATATTCTTTATATTCCATATTACTTACCTTTACTTTTCTTACTATCTATTGCCTTGTTGGTTGATGCTGCCCAAAGGTATGATTTCCAATCATCACCGAACTTATCCTTAAAATAACGGATAGAACGCTTGTTCTTTAACAACTTCTTGCCAATACCATCACGCTTTTTGACTTGGGACTTATCCATTTTACGTGGTGGTTCACGGCGAGCTACGGTGCGTTCTGCCAATTCCGCTTCTAATTCTTCACGAATAATTTCTAAAAGTTCATCTTTGGTCATATCTTATACCGGTTTTGATGTTGTTTTCCCACCACGTTTACGCTTTCTACGTCCAGCGCAATGTGCTTTTTGGCTGAAACCCTTTGGATTACTACAATTTATGGACTTTTTGTATCTGTTTGTCCATTTTTCTGTCAACAAAATATCAACTAATTTAATCATAGATAAATCCAATAAAAACACTACATTATAAATAGTGTATTATCCTAGTAACCACCTAATATCTTCCTTTCCAGTTCCAACTTGCATCTCGTATGGATTTTGTGCTCTGTCTCTGTTTGTGTAGATGTGACCGACCACATTATACTTGGCCTTGTCTAACGCCATCTTCGTCAGTTCTATACCTTCCTGACGCAAACGGAGGGCAGTATCACGAACCCACAGACCAATACATAATGCCATTGTCAAGTCATCATTATAACCAGATAATGCTTCTGGTCTACCATTCTTCCAAATAAATGTTTCTAATTCAGCACACATTCTTGCTGACCTAATAGTAAAACTATTTTCTAACATATATTCTTTTAATCGTGCAATAACTAACGGACGAGTACGTTGTGATGTGGTGAATCCAGGAACCATTTGCCGTTCCTCTGCTCTATATCGTCCTGTCATTTGATGTTCTACGTCAACATATTGTAAATCTTTGGACATATAAAAGAGATTTTTATATCCACGATCAATAATTTGTTGCACAGCGTTCCATCCTATACTACTATTTTCTGGGATGAGTAGTGCGTCATTATATTCGGTTGCGATAGATACCAACATATTACCAAACTGCTTAGTTTCTACCTTTCCTCTGTATTCTGCTACTTGGGTAGACGATTCTACATCTATTACGTGAAATGCCGAATAGTCCTCACCATCTCCACGAGCAACGTCAGCACAGACAATGTATGACCGACCAGGTTGTGCATATTCCCATACCCATAAGTTTCCGTCAAACCCACCTTTGGTAACTGGTTCTTGAACAAACGATGCTTTGTAAAACTCAATAATTTCTGGCGGAACCACCGTATTACCAGAGAAGATAAATGACGCATCGTGTTCTTGTGACGCTTGCATTTCACCCATCAGTTCCGTTTGTCTATCACGCCATGCTTGGTCACGTTCTGGATGAACTCGCCAATCTAATAGAATAGGATTGAATCCGTTGGTCTTGACCTCCGCTTGTTGCCACATCTTGTGAAAGAAGTTACCCACACCGTTTGGAGTAGAAAGTAATATTGCTTTACCACCCGTTGATAATGTGGATGATGCTGCCGTCCAGATGATATCTGCGTCATCGATGAATGCAGCTTCATCGAGAATAAGAAGAGACAATGCTTCAGAACGTCCTGCGTCTGGTGATGATGCCACCGCTTTAATCTGTGAGCCGTTAGAAAATTGGAGTGATAGCTTATTATCCGTGACTACTTCACCACGTAACCATGTTGGGAGGTTTTGATGCATGAACTTAACTTTGGTAACTAAGTTCTTTGCGGTTTCTTGTTTAGTTGCGATAACAAGGATATTCTTATCTTTATGGAACAACATTAACCACAGAGCGTATCCTGCGACCAATGTAGAAATACCAATCTGACGGCCTTTGAGAACGATATTATAATCACTTTTCTCGAAGTCATATAAAGCGTTTTTTTGATATTTGTATAAATCAAACAACACCCGACCACGAATCGGGTGTTGAATGTATGAATATTTTGATAAGAAGTAATCTGGCTGTATTGCACACTTCTTATATTCTTCTTTAATACGTTCACGTAACTGCTGTGCTGTTGCGTTCATAATACCTCTACTTGATTACGAGAACTCCTGCTCCAAGACCCATTGCTAATCCAACTGCGAATGATGCCTTACGACTTGGGAGTTTGATACCAAACATACGATTTGGGTTCTTTGGTGCTGGTGGAATAAGATTGATGACCGCTTGGAGACTATCTCCACGTATCAATGCCATACGTAGTGCGTTGTCTTTACTTGACAATGCACTTTCTAATTCTTTTACTTGACCACCCTGCACATCAATTGTTTCCTTTTGCTTTGCAATAATTGAATCTTTGAGTGGTAATAATTGACGAGCTAAAACAAGAGTGTCTAAAAGTGTTTCTTTCATTACTTCTGCACGTTCTTCCATACTCAACGTTTCATCTCGTAAAGTATTAACTTGACGACTCAATACCTTTGCTCGACTTTCTGCTGCTCGTGACTCGTTATCAGCAACTACAATTTCTGCTTTTAAACTATCGGCTAACTCGGTGACTGAATCTGCCTTAGCTTGAAATACTTTGTATTCCGCAATATACTTGTCCACTTCGTCTTGCTTTGAATTACTGACGAAGAAAAATATAGCTAGTGCTAAACCGAAAAAAATACAAAGATTTACAACGAATGTAGTAATATTATTTGTTATTCTTGACATATTATTGTTCCTGTGTTTCGTAGTATTGTCTGATTTCTTCTTCACTCATTCCAGACTCAACCATTTCTAAATGCTTTTGCAGCTTGGTAATTTCTTCCATCAAATCTTTTTTGACCGTATTGATATCCATATCCCACTTTTCAATCATCAATATTTTTTCATTGTCTGCGTGAATAAATTCTGGTTGTGAGAGATTATCGTGATAGCTTTGTAATTCTTGTATCTTGTCTCGTATTATCGCCATATGATTTTGACGACCTTTTTCAATTATTACGTCATGCCATTTACCAGACTTTTTTAATTCCATTTCTTCTTTTAACATACATTCGTGGCAATGCCCTGCTTTTTTGTATGCTTTAAGATGAATACCGTTTAGTGGAGTATTACATTTTGGACACCACCACGGAGTTTTAAATCCATCAAGTTTTGTAACGGTTTGAACAAGACCATTCTTCTTTGTCCATTTTTTACCATCATGATCTTCCCACACTTCACCTTCTTGTCGCTCTACTTGTTGCGGACGCCATCCAAATACAAGTTTTTGTTCTTGTTTGTTCATTACTTCACCAATTCTTTTTCTTACATCTGCTACTGCTTTTTCATCCATGCGTGCCATAGTAACCTCTTATGATTTAGCGAATTTGTCTGCTCGGTCCTTTGTACCAAAATATCTTACTTGATTCTTTTTATTCTTGCCACCAAAGTTTCCAGTTTCAGTTTCCCACGATTCACCAGGTTTGTAAAATGATGGATCTTTTGGTTCTGGTTTTACTGCTTTTTTTCTCACACCTTTTTGTGGTTCTCCCGCTTTCTTTTTTACTCGTGGTTTTGCAGCTTTTTTACCACCATGCTGTTGTGTAAGTGCCAATGCTTTTTCTGAGTCCGTAGTAGTTTTAACAATCTTTTTAAATATGTCTGGGTCGAACTTACCATATATCATTGTGAATATTTCTTCTTTTGCTTCGTCAGTAATATTTGGATTACCTAACAATGCTCTAACTTGAGTTCCACTAATGTTTTTGCCTTGAAGTTGTAGTTGCATTTCTGGTGCAACTATGAAATATCCTTTATCTTTAAATCCTTGTGTCGCTGTTTCACCATCATACGGTGTAAAGTATTTACCACCCGTTAATCGTTCTGAGTCTTTTTCACTGACTGCAGTTACCACAACTGTATTGTCTGGCATATTACCGGTGATTTCAACTGGTGCGTATGGATTTTTTACTTGTACCACCATATCTTCCGGAATATCAAACATTCTTGTGATAATGTCTTTCTTTTCAACAAACCCAAATGGTGATTTGGTTGGGTCGGTCTTATCACTGGTTGCGATATAAACATTTTCTTTACCAAACTTTTCGACCAAAGCACGATAGATACTGTAATGTCCTGCGTGGAATGGTTGAAAACGACCAGGAAAAATAGCAATGGTTCGTTTTTCACCAGTTGGTGTAGTTGTTGTTTGTGTGGTTACTTGTGGTTCTTCTGCTGGTTTCTTTTCTGGTTCATCAACAACTTTAGCTTTACCTCGTTGAAACTTCATCATACCAAGGATTTGATTGACTGGTGCAAATGCTCCAGTAAATTTATATGGTTTACCATTATAGATAAAGACCAACCCTTCGCTTGGAACCACACGTTCAATACCAAGGTCATCTAACCGTTCTATTTGTTGCTGTAACATTGCCAATTGATTTTCATCACCAGCGTCTTTAATCTTTTCTATAGCATCTCTAACTTCTTGTTTTAATTGTGCTGCCATCTCTGGATTATTAGCTCCAAGAGTATTAGTGACGCGTAGTAACGTATCTGCACCAATACGTAAAAAAATACGTTCTATTGGACGAGTAGCAGCCTTTTGTTTATCTTTAAGTTCGTTTACTTCAAATTGTCTAAATGCCTTTTTCTTTTCAGGATCTTCAATATCTTTGACCCCAAACTTCTTTTCACCCATTGCCCAACGACGAATAAGACCTTCACGTTCTTGTGGAGTCCAATCGATACCCATATTATCAATTTCTCTATTCCACCATGCCACCTTGTAATCTTCTAATGTAGAATTATCATCAAGGTCATATTCTTCTTGAATACGTGCAATTTCTGCACCGTATTGTTGTAATCGTTCTTTATTGCGTACTGTGTCGGCATCATTAAATGTAATAGGTTGTGGACCTGATATGCCAAATGTGCGTTGTTTTTGTGCACTAACTGCTTGAAGTTGTTGGTCCAAAATTTTTGCATCATCTACATTACGACCAATCTCTTCCCCTGCATCATCATATTCAATAGTTCCATGAAATACCAACACTGGTTTACCGTATGGAATAACATTTTTTGTATCTGGGAATATAATTTCTACATTCATAAACTTACGACCATCACCGAACATCGCGTCTCGTTGTTCTTGTGGTAATGCGTCTACTGCTGCTTGTAAGTCATCTGCTGAGTTTCCAAATGCTTTTTCTATATCACCACGACCAGCAAACATTTGTCGTAAGTCTGCTGCTGGTAATGCGTTCTGTCCACGATTTTTGACTTGACCTTTATTACGAGCAAATACCACACGACCATCACGTACACTAAAGGTGATGTTCTGTCCGTCAAGTTTTTCGGTGACTGGACCTTCTGCATCTAATCCACCGACCAAACCACGTTTTGCCATTTCTTTTAAATCTTTAAACGTCAAACTATCATCTTCGTATGGATGCGCTAAATGTCCTGCTGCTCCACCCTCTGATAACAATATCCACGGACCATTTGGTACATTACCTTCTAATAACTCGGAGAGATATACGTACTCAATATTTTCGTTTTTCTTATCTCGTCCATGATCTTTACGTACCAAGCGAGCACCACCATTATGTGGTCCGTTTGGATGATGTACGTCATGGTTCTTCATCTTTGTTTTGCCGTATTTCTTTACTGCTTTTTTACGGTCGCGGTTACGGGCAACGCGGTCATCCTGAGTCTTTTTAAGGTACTGACGAACTTTTTCGGGGTGACGCTTGTTGTACCTACGCATCCGTTCCGTACTTGATAGTGCTTCTTTTTGTAAGAATTCATCATCTTGCTCCGGACCAAGTGAATAAGGAAATGCAAATGCGTTATCTACATTTTGTGGCTTAATTTCATCCACACCACCAGTATCACCAGCTCCAGCATCACCACTATCGGTTGGTTCCGTTGGTGGTGTTGTTGGTTCTTCTTTTGGTTGTTCACCAGTTTTAATTACACGAGGATATAATGGATAGAAAAATCCATATCGTTTAATCTTTTCTTTTGCCTTCTTACGCTTCTTTTTTGCTTCTTCCAATGTATCAGTCGTTGTAATAGCTAATTCTTCCACAAGTTGTGGTGCAAGTGTCTCTACCAAGAAATTGTGTTGCTCAACATAATCGTCAAGTGCTACTATTTGTTCAAATAATTTGTTTATGTTCATCGTCTTGAACCTGTAAAGATAGTTGGAACTGACTGAATATTTAAATCTAATGCATTATTGTTAATATCAAACAAATCTGTTTTAAATATCAAACTTGACGTATTTGCCGCATCGTTTGGAATCGTAACGATAACTTCGTCGGGGCTAAATGCATACTCTTCCGCAACCTTTAATGAAATATTTGCAAATTGCCAGAACCCATTATTTACTACAAATCGTAATCCAGCACTACCACTACGTGGAACTGTAAAATTAAACTGTTTATTTGGGAAATATCCTGCTTTGCCCGTAGTGGTGATTGAACCTATTTTTTGACCAAATAGATTATTACCAGCGATAGCGGAACCAGTTATATATACGTCTGTATTATAGGCACTTGCTGTGTATGCGAATGCTCCAGATGTAGTATATACATAACTATCAAATTTTAGTGTATACTCAGATGTTGGAAATAAAGCAAATTCTTCTCGTGTTCCTATAAAGTAGCTACTTGTAGCAGTGACCGCATATCCTGCATCCAAGATATTACTATCATCAAGACTTAAACTAATATGCGTAGATGCATTTAACGTATCATCACCATATGAGGTATCAGGTATACCAGACCCCGTAACATTATGTGCATACCAACTTGCAGTTAATATCGCATGAGTGTTAAATATACCAATTGGTTGTTCTCTATCATCTTGGTCTGTAGAACTGGTTATTAATAGTTCACCTACTGTAGTTGGTGTATCTGCTATGAAACCGAAATCTGTTTGTGCACCTGCTTGCTTACCCGACGCCTTAATTCTAAAGATTTCACCACTAACTGTATCTAGATTTATGATACGAAGTTTCGCAAACGATAATATACTACTGGTTATCAATGTAGAACTTTCACTTATAAAACTGTAGTTAAGTGAGGATGTGATTGATTTTGCAGTTCTAATATACGTGGTAGATGACGCTGTATATAATGTTTCACCTATTTCGTATTGTCCATTTCTTACTGGTGTAAAATTAAGTATATTATTATCTGTCGAGCTAGTAATATTTACATCGGTAAATGACCGTGATGCATTTAAATGAGAAAGTGGTAAATCTACGGATGCTGTGTGGTTTGAAAGTATCTGTATTGATTCAGTTGTTGCTGGTATTGTCCCCGTATATTTACGTTCTTGTAAACTAAAACTTCCTGTTATTTTTGGTGTTAAATGAAATCCTTTGAACGCACTACCACTATTAAGAGTTACTATATAACCACGTTGTTTATTTAATACATTTTTTGGTGTTAATGTAATTTGACCTATAGGATTATTGATACGAGATTGACTGAGTAATGAACCTGTCAATAGTAATTCACTTGTAATAATTTCAGGTTGTCTTTTAATTCGTATTGGTGTGTTGTTTCTTGCTTTTGGTTCTACAATGAGTTTCTTTTGCCAACGTAAATTAACACGACCTTGCCAAATATCAGGTATAGATTGTCCGTTTGCTAAACGTCTAGCAGTTCCTAATATCGTGAGAATAGCTGGTCCTCGTGGTGTGTTTTCGTATATTTCAACTACCACCACACGTGACCCTGCTTCAGAAAAATTACGTATAGCTTCTACATAAATACTGTTTCCATCAACGTCTAATATTTCAATTTGAATGGTGGTGTTTGGTTCCAGTAATCCTGTTCCAGTAACAAGAAAAGCGTTCTTACCACCAGTGAAATAACTATCTAATTTTTTTATATTAAAATACACAGATTCCTGACTTGAATCTTCAATCAAGACAGGTACCTGGTTTAAAAATTGCTTTCCTAATGCTTTTCTAGTTCGTGCCATAGTTTCTCACCGTA